AATCGGACGTAAATTAAGCATTTCTGGAAAGTCTTTAATAGACTTTACCAACTTTGCGAATTTATCATCTTTGATAATCCTTGGGTTGTTTGGGTTCGGTTTTACTTCCGATATTTTTACTAATTGCATTTTACAATTCTTCTACTTACATAGCCAGGCTCGTAAAACTCAAACAACAATTTGCCGTCTTCGCTGCAATCATCTCCGTAATAGTAACTTTCTCCGTTAGGTACATCGTTAACTGTTGTAATCGCATTACAATCACATTCCGTCTGTGTCTCCTCTGTTGTGCAACCAACTAATGCAATTGCAAAAATAAATAGTAGTTTTTTCATAATGTAAAAATTAAATATCCTGATATTGCAAAGATAACGATAATAACTATACAAATTGTAGCTATCTTTTCGTGCCGTTTTTCTTCTGCTTTTATTTTATAAATTTCACTTGTCTCATTCGCTAAATTTTGCCAATAATTAAAACCTTCTAGTGTATTTTTCCAATAAAATGCTTGGATTAAATCATCTGTTTTTTTATCACAAAATTCGTTTGCCTTTTTTTGATACTCTAATGCTTTACGTTTTTGGATTGGTGGTAATTCTGATATTTTCATAATTTTATTTTTTTAACTAAATTTTCAATAATAGTTGCTTGTGATGTGTTTTTATCTTCTGCTAATTGCTTCAACTTATCCCTACATTCTTTTGAAAGTCGGAATGTTGCTAAATGCTTTTGTGTTGGTTGTTTGCTCATTATGCTTCTATAACATCAAAATAACGTCCCTTTCTGATTTCTGCATGAACGGTACAATCATTTACCCAAGAGTTTCCTGCATTTGTAGCATCTTCTTTAGTATTGTAAGTTTTTCCGTTTGCATTATTCATTTCTTGTCCGTAAACTTTTCTAATAATTTTAAATGTAGTTTTCATAATTCCTATATTTTTGTTTTAGCTTTATTGCTTGTACAAATCTACAAAATGTATTTACATTTTCAATACTTTGGAAGTGTTAAAGTTTGTTAAAGTTTTATATTAATTTTTTAAATTCATCGATGGAACGAATTATAATGTATTGATGGCCCAATTCCAAAACGCTACTTTCAAAATCTTTTTGGTTTTCGCTTTGAGTTCCTTTGTGAGTTTTTAATTCCACAAATATAACTTTATTTTCTAAAATCAATACTAAATCTGATACTCCTGCCAAAACTCCCATTCCTATAAATTTACTATTGTTTCGAGTTGCCTCGTTTGGCACGCAAAAAATTAATATTTTATTCAATTTACAATAATTAATAATCTCCTTTTGGATATTTTCCTCTGACTTTTTGCCTAGATTTTGAAGTTCTTTTAGGCTCTTCTTTTTAATATTCTCTAATTTCATAGTATTTGTAACTTTTAGGTGTTTTTTAACTAACTGATTTTTAATATTGTAACCTTGTAACCTTGTAACTTTGTGTTTTCAAGACTTATTTATATAATATATATATTATGTCATTATATGTAATGTGTGTGTATTTATGTATTTCTATAATACTTTTGTTGATATTTACAGGTTACAAAGTTACAAAGTGGGTTAAGACCAATGAAAGTAGGACTTAAGGTGTAACTTTTAAAAAGTTACAAAAGGTTACAAAAGTTACACTTTAAAATGGAACTTCTACCTTTTGAAAGTCGTTTTTCTTAAATAAACGATACCCTTTTACAACTTTCCCATTAATTCTATGGCTTTTTAATTCCATTTTATGCTTAACGCAAATTCTTTTAATGTCGTATTTCGTAACTTTATAAGAAAAATGCACATTCATTTCGTTGCAAATTTCGCCTTGATTTAAAATTACCTCATCGTTATGTTCGTCTGTTTGCTCAAATGAATAGCGGCTAAAAAACAAATCCTCAGAAACCTCAATCTCTAAATTTTGCAATGTATTTTGATTAAGGTATTCAATATCGTTTTTTGAGAAAACACGAAATTCAAACCCTTCTAAATAAAGATTGTGAGCGCATTTTAATAAAGCATCTTTGTCGAACTCTACAGCCTTATCGTACTTAACGCTTTCAAAAGATATTGGTAATATACGCCTGTTGCCTGTTTCATCTTTTAGTACACTTTTTTCGTTAGTCGTGCCACATAACATAGTCCTACGTTTTAAATCTACGTCTAAACGCCCGTATGGAAGTCTTACCGTTATTTTGTTTTTTTCAGTTATTTTCTTGAAATTCTTAACGTCTTTGTGTGCCATTCCTCCAAATTCGTCATTTAGCATAATCATTGAAGTAGCCATACGTTTTAAAACGTCTTTTCCCCCCTCTTCCATACTTTCATCAATAAAATAACGTCTTAATTCTTTTGGTAGCATATTTCTAAAAAAAGAAGTCTTTCCACTAGCTTGCTGACCGCAAAGTACTAAAACTAATGGACTAACCTCCTCGTGGTCATTTGGACTTGTCCAGTTATGAATAGCTCCGATAAGCCACTTTTTTAAAGCCCAACGGTTAAAATCGTTGTAAGGTAAAATTAAGTCGGCATACTTGTCTATTTCATCGCCTTGGGCAGTGGATGTGTTATTCTTAAAATAATCCTCTATCGGTTGGTAGGTTTTGGCTTGCGAATTAAAAATTAATTGCGAAATATCGGTTGCGCTTACTTTAAAATCAAAATATTTCTTTGCGTGAATTGTTATGGAATTGATTATTTCATCATTGACGGGTTGCCCTTCAAATTCGTATTGTTGGTTGAATCCGTTTTTTGCAATTGGATAATTTTCTTTGATGAATAAATCTAGTTTTACGGTATCGTTTTCCTCGTTGTCAATATTTTTAGCAAAGTTTTCTTTGGAATCAATTAGCTGCTGAATGAACGCTTCATCGGTTGTCGTCGTACCTAATATTTTAAGCGTTTCAATCACGCCTGCTGGTGTCATTATTTGGCTGTTAGCTTTGCCAACGGCTACCCGCTTTATAATCTCTTTGCTTACGGGAGAATATAGTTCTATTCCTGCTGCTTTGGCGTGGAAGTAGAATGTAGAAATTGTAACGCTCCCACCTTTGCAAAATTTAGTATATTGTCTTTCTATGCGGCCGGGCTCGTACTTGGTGCCATTTTGGCAAATTGTTTTAAAATAGTCAAGTCCTGCAAATCCAAAATGCGAGCCAATAGCAAAACCAATTTCGCAAAATTTTTGATAATCGTCTTGGCAAAGGTCTATATTTTTACTTTGGATTTGGTCTATAATGAAACTAAAGTCATCTTTCGCAAAATAAAACGTTTCTTTTTTTGCTTTTTTGACTGGTGCTTTTTTTGCTTTGAAAGTTGCAGCGGCAGGATTGTGAAAAATATCAAAATCATAAGAAATATAACGCAAACGTGATTTGTCCTTGCAACTTTGGTCGACGTCTACATCAAAATTATCTGAATAATACTGCGCAAGTCCGTGGAAGCTTTCTAAAAACACATCTGAATTAATTTTTACAAAAACTACTAGTCCTGTGCCGCTTACTGAACGATTAGAGCTAAATGTATATTTGTCTGTATCAATTCTTTTACGGAGTTCTGTGTTTACATCGCAGTCAATGTCTAGCAATATTAAGCCGTTCATTTCGTCAATATTGGCTACTGAACGGCTGTTTTGTTTCATTGTGCAGCTGCCTGTAATTGCAGGAAGTTTGCTTTTTATTTCGGTGTACTTTTTTTTGTCTGATTTATTGGCTCTGGCTTCAAAAATTAGACTTTGATGGTCTCCATTTTTTACAAGTTCAACATATTTTTCAAAATCAATAGTGATATTATCTTTGTCGTTGTGGGTTCGGTATTTTGAGAATTTCATAATTAGAATAATATAGGGTTAATCTTTTCGAGCTTTGTTTTAGAATATCCCAATTCTCGAAGCTCTTTTTTATCGGTTTTATTAGAATCAATTAGTCTTTTTGCATCCTTAAAAAAATCTTTTTTAATTTCAAAACCAAAACTTTTACGCTCTAAATTTTCGCAAGCTATTAAAGTACTGCCACTACCTGCGCACGGGTCAATAACTACATCTCCTTTGTCTGTAAAAATAGAAATCAGGTTTTCCAAAACTTTAATCGGCTTTTGCGTTGGGTGTATCTTTTCAGTTTCCGTATCTCTAAACCAATCAAGACAATTCATTACCATTTTGCCATTATTATTAAATTTTGGTAATTTTTCACGATACAAAATTACTGCATATTCACAATTTCCAACTACTCGCATATTTGCTTTTAAAACTTGTGCAGAAAAGTTTTTACGAAATACTAAATTTATGTATTTATTTAGTCCGTATTTTTTAGCTTTTTCGATTAGTTCAAATTGTTGTTCAAAGGCACAAAATACAATCATACAAGGGGCTGAACCTGTTTCTTTTGGCTCGGGCCTTAACATTGTAGAGCAAAAGTGCAAAAATTCTGAAATTCTGAAATCTTTGTCCGTGTCAAAAAATTCTTTTCCTGCAAGTTTGGATTCTCCGTTTTTATTGTCTCCATTTTCGTACCAACTAGGATTGGAAGCATAAGCGTTTATTCCTAAATTGTAAGGAATATCCGCAATTATTAATTGCGCTTTTGGAACTGCATATCTTTTGTAGTTCTGGAAATGGTCGTTAAATAAATTGGGCTTAAATTCTGTTTTCATAAGTATTTGTTTTCAAGTTTTGTTAATAATATTTTTTTTTGCTGTGCATAAGTTCGGTTTGCTTTGCTTTCTAGGTTAGAGCGAATAATCGCTAAATAACCTGTTTTTAAGTGGGTTGTAAAGATACGTTCAACTCCACCTGTTTTGTTGCGTTCAAATTGTTCTTTGTCAACATTTTTAAAAAGCCTAAAAATTTGCTCGTTTAAAACCTTTAAAGCAAAGAATTTATCTTTATTTTCTGAATAGCGAATTATCTTTTTAATATCAATATCTACTTTATTAACCTGCACCGCAATTCCTGAATCAATTACAATCTCTTTGACTTTACAATTATTATGTTCGCACAATTTACAAACGCATTGACGCTCTGGCATAAGTTCGCCACAATTATCGCACTCTTTAAGCATCTCTTCTGGCGCCTCTTTTTTTGGCTTATAATCGTCTTTACCCCAAAATAATTTTTCCCAATCAAAATTGTCTGACCATTTTCCAAGGCGTGAAATATTGTTACCGCCGTCAATTACAATGAATTTGTCTTTAAAAATTTTGTCCGTTGTTCTACTGCCACGCCCTACAATCTGAATCCATAAAGACAAAGAAGATACACGTCTTGAAACTATAATTGCTTCAACATCCGTCACGTCAAAACCTTTTGTAAAAACTCCAACGTTAAACAAAATTGCTCCAGGCGTATTTCTAAATAATTCCACTACTTCGCTACGTCCATATTCCGTATCGTTTACGGAATCATACATAAAACAATTGGGAACGCCTGCTTCTACGAAAATATTGTAAATGTATTTGTTCAAAGTTGTGTTTTGTGTAAAGATCATAGTTTTTTTGCCCTTGCAATATTCTAAGTAATTTGCCAAAACATCCATCTGGTAAGCTGCATCAAATACCTCATCTGAATTTAATACTTCGCCGAATTTATCAAAGCTAAATGAATCCTCATCAATTGGTATAATGTAGTTTTCGTCAGGAACTAAAAAACCTTCTTCAATTAGTTGCTGAATTGGAATACCTACGATAATATCGTCAAAAATTTCAGAAAGCGCAAAATCCTTTGTAAACTCTATTGCATCGGGGAAAGGGTAAGTGAGCATTTCTTTGACTTCTGGATTATAATAGTAATTATCTTTTCTGTTGCTTACAGGAGTTGCAGTAAAGCCTAATAATTTACATTTGATTAAAGGCAAAAGTACCTCATATTGAATAATATGGCATTCATCAATTATAATTAAATCAAAATCAGAAATTAAATCGGGTTGCTTTTTTAATCGGCTTTTTAGCGTTTGGACCATTGAAATGACAATTTTATTTTGCGGAAACACTTTGTCTTTTGCCTCAAATGTAGCCCCGTTTTCAAAGTGTTTAGCTGTTTGCACTACAAGTTCTTTGCTATCAACTAAAATTAAAACACGCCCTTCGTATTGCTTTGCTAGGGTTGTAAAAATAACAGTTTTTCCGCCGCCTGTAGAAAGTTGTACCAAAATTTTTCTGTTTTGGTTTTCTGCAATCGAATCTAGGATTGTTTGCTGGTAGTGGTAAGGTTGATAATTCATAATATTTTAAAAATGACAAAACCCCTAAAGAGCTACTACACATCTTTAAGGGTTTGTCGTTAGACTTTCGTCCAATGTCTTAATGCAAGTAGTAGTTTGCAATGCAAATATAATAAATATTTTTTACTTTTCGTGAATGTTTCCGATAATTTTTAAAACATCTTCAAGACAATATTCAACAACTGCATACATAAAATATTCTTGATAATCTAAAGATACTATTTTACCTTTAGTATAGTGCCAAGGAGCTTCAACAACATCTCCTTCATATATTTCTTTTCCATTAACATCAATTAAGCCTGTAAATTGACCTACTGTTTCCGGGATTACTTCAACAACTTCAACAATACCTGATTTAATACAAACTCTATTGCAAGTTCCTTTATACCCACCATTGTAAAGTGGCGTAACCCAACCATAAACCCACCCTTTACCGTCAACTCTTAATCCTTTAAATTTTATCGTTCGCATCTTTCGTAAATTTTAATAATTTTAAATAATTCTCTTCGCTAAAAACTTCTGGACGTGTTTTGCATTTTCGTTTACGGTATGCCCCGTAAGGCATTCCAATAACTTCTGCGGCACGTTTACCTGACATTCCTACTGTAGTGGTCAGGTTGTTTATTTTCTCGTTAGGGGTCATATTAGTAGTTTAATATTATTGATTTTTTCATCGACGCAATCCTGCAATCCGCTCTTAATTCCCTGACTAATTTAGAACCGACTACTTTGTCAAAAGTTGATTTTTCTAATTGATTTTCTAAAATTGCTCTTTCGCTTTTAAATCCTTTTTGAGTTAAAAATTCGATAATACCTGTGTGCGTTGTTCTTGTAATTGTAAATCCGTAAGATGCTTTCATAATTTTTGTTTTTTAGGGGCTTTTACACCCCGATTGTTTTTATACTATTTTAACGGTTCTGTTTTTTCTAATTTCAGAATGAACTGTGCAATCGTTTAACCAACTTCCACCAGCGTTTTTTGCATTTGTAGTGTTTGCATATCCTGTTTTTCTTGATACTTCAATTCCGTTTTCTAATCTGATTAATGTTTTCATAATATTTATTTATTTAAAATTAATTACTAAATTTTCAAATTTTACCAATTCTGATACTATAATATCAATTTGTTTTTGCGAATATTTTTTTGTTTGTCCGACTGTTGAAATTACATCTTTCACAAATTTATTAAAAGATAATTTATACAATTCTCTTAATAAATTAATAACCTCAATATTTGTAATTTCATAAGAATAATTAGAATTAGAATATGAAACTTTAGTAGTTGTACAAGTTGAATTGTTTTTAATTAACATCGCAATTACAACTTCTGTTTCAATATTTATAATTTCATTTGCAGAAACATCTTCGTAAGCAAATGTAGAAGCCAATAATTCTACATTTACATTTTCTTTTATTGATTTAATAGTTGTCATAATTTCTAGTTTTTTGAGCTTGCCGTGTAAATCACTTCCTTAACTCTGCTACAAAAATACGGAACAAAAGTGTTCCAAAATGTTAATGGGTTGTTAAAGTTTTAAAAAAAACCACCAGGTCAAAGGTGGTTTTAAAATGGACCTTTCAATACGAAAGCACCCCGTACGAATGCATAATACATTTGTAAGGCAAATATACATAAAAAAAAGCCAATCTTTCGACTGGCCCCCTAACTTTAAAAACAAAAAAATTAAACTATGAAAAAACAAAGATAGTAAATTATTACATTGTATCATTAAAATCTTTTCTAATAATTGTTTCAATCTTTTTGATAATATCATTAAAATACGTTGTTTTTTGAATTGTAGATGTATCGGCGATGCTGTCTATAAACTCTACGCAAAACTTTATTTGTTGTTTCATGGTTTCAGAAGTTATTTTTAGCTGGTCGTAAATTTCTAGTTCAATCATTTTGATACAAACTAGCTGATGCATCAGTTGGTGTTTTTTCTTCGGATTCATAGTTCCTTTAGTTTTAAAAATTCATCAAAAGTTACAACCGTTTTTGTCTTTGATTTGGATCGTATGTAAAAATCCATATCGGATTCGAATTTCTGAAAATAACATTCCATATGACTTCTAATTAATGATCTTTCGTTTTTCCAAATCGGCAATCCTGTTGCTAGTTCTTGAATTTCTTGAATTGTAAGAGTAGTGCAATCTACTTGTGTGTTGTTTATTGTGTTCATAATGTCTCTTTATTTAAGCGTGAATTAATTATTAAATATTTACCGTCTTTTGAAAAGTAGAAACTGCTTCTAAATATTTGTAAAAATTTGTAGTTTTTTATTCTGATAAAATTTTTTTCTGAAATAATTAAAGGTCTTATTTTGCTTTTAATTCCAAGCCTTGAGCATCTTATTCTTATGCCTTTATCTGTCATTTTAAGCATTTTTGCAACTTCTGATATAGTGTACATATTTTTTTAAATTAACCCGCTAAATTAATAGCGGGTTTGATTAGTTTTTAAAATGCTAAATCGTCTGCCAAATCATTTTCAGCCTCTGATGCTTGCTGTTTTCTTGGCGGTGCTACTATATTTCCGTCCGTCCAAATTACTTGACCATTTGCCACATAAGTACGCTTTTCTTTGGCCTCACGCTGCTCTTTGGTTTGCGACAGATACATTGATACATTTTGACCGTAATCGTTTGGCTCGTCTGAAATTGAGATTGTGTACTGCTTGTACTTTCCATCTTTTCCTTTAATTCCTAAATTAATTAGTGCGCTCATAAAACTCTATTTATTGGTTAATTTTAATTTTAATTCGTTTTTTAACGGCTCGGTTCTTTTTTGCTCGTAAGCGTTTAGAGCCTTCCAAGTTGCACCTAATTCTTCCAAATCTTTACAACCTATCAAATCCTTTTCATCTTGCTTTTGTTCTGCATTTAACGTCTTTGGTGGTTCAACCGCCTTTTGACCATCGTCGTCCGCACTTCCAACGCTTACAAAGCTTTGCAATCCGTAGCGTCTAGCGTAGCTTATGCCACTTCCTTGACTTTGTGCATCGTTTTGTTTTGAAAATATAATTTCAGTTAGCGATTCTATTTGTTCGCCTGATTCGTGCAAAAGAATAGTTTTAACGTAGTTTTTTCCATCAAAAATAGTGGTCGGTTGTAATATTACAATTCCGTTATTATTAAATGCAGGAAGTACTACTTCTAAAATACTGTTTAGGTCTGCGTATTTATTTTTAAAAAACGGATTTAATGCGGTTTTCTTTGGCGTGACCATTTCCATCTGTGCTTTTACTAATGCGGTGGCTAAATTTTTCATTTTATTAAAGTTTTTCAATTTCTAATTTTGCCCACTTTTTAAAAGCCTCGAATTTTTTTGCAATATCCAAAGTAGTTTCGTTGGCTACTTTTGGCAAAGGAATGTCAAAGTTTTCAACCCAAATTTCTAATTGCTTTTTAACGGGCGCTTTTGCTAATTTGTCAGCTTCCAATTTTTCAAATGCAACTTTTGCAATACCGGCGTTTTCGGCTTTTAATTCAGCATCTTTTATTGATTGTAATTCCGCTTCTACTTTTGTTCTAGCGTACGATTCTTCTTTTAAAAGTCGAGTAGTTTCATCATCTTTAAAAGCTTGTGCTTTGGCTTGTTCAGCTCGTTCTGCCACTAATTTATCACTTTCAATTTTAGCTAATCTTTCACGCTCTAATCTTTCAGATTCGATTTTCTTTGCGGTTGCGTCGGCTTCCGCTTTTAGCTTTACATTTTCCAAGCGTTGCGCTTCTAGTCGGTCGGCTTCGGCTTTTGCATCTGCAATTCGTTGCTCTTCTGCCAAGCGTTCAGCTTCGATTCTTTGCTCGTGCTTTACCTTTTTACCAAAAACAAAATCTTCAAAATCTTCATCTGAAAATTCTTTAAAATCCATTTGCTGTGCATTTTCAACCCAAGGCGAAATTTTAGAAATACGCAAATCGTTTAATTCTTTGGCTTTTGCAGCTTCTTGACGCTCAAAGAATTTTTCAGCTTCTAAAAGTTTAGCTTCGATTTCCTCTGTTTCCGCAATTTCTTTATTTTTAATTGCATCGACAAAACGACCACCAGCCAAATAGAATGCTTTGTTTGATTTATGCCACTT